GCCCTCTTCACCCTCAAGCTCAGCAACACGAGCCTCTAGGGCTTCCTTGGCTTCACGATGTGTCTTTGCTTCAGCAGTTACACGGCGGTAGTTACGCAAAAGGCCCTGTGGGTCCTTTACTTCTTCTACCTCCTGGCTACCCGCCGAATTATCTACGGTCTCAGTATTTTCCTGAGACTCTACATTCTGTTCGTTTTCCATTGCGTGTCCTCCGATTACTTGAGAGAACCGTTATCTACGGTTCCATCATCATTTCTTAGTGAATAAACACCCTTGATGTCAATTCCTGCATCTCTTGCCTCGGAAACTGCCTTGAGAACTGCCTCAAGAAGAGACTTTGCGTCCTTCTTCTCATTGCGTGGTTCTACAACCGCAGTCTTCTTAGCTGGGGTGCGCTTTACTGGCTTTACATCAGCCATCTGTACCATTCCTTTCTGGGTTTGAATTGTCTTCCACAGCATTTGTTTCATTATTCTGTGTAGACTGTCTTGCCTGTGGAGCCCTCTGGTAATAAAGGCCCATAGCATATTCTTCCTGGCGCTCTGTCATAATCTTGTCGATTGCCTTGTCAGAATATCCACCCTCACGAAGAGCCTGGCGATAAGACAAACCTGCGTTAATCTTCTTGAGAACAACGTCCCAACGCTCAACCTCATCGAGAGATTCTAGAGTCTTCCAGTAAACCTGAAGACCCGCCGCATTTACTCTTTCAATCTTGAGTACAAACTTGAATAGCTCAACCCAAGTAGCGCCAAAGGCAACCTGTCGGTCATTTACCTTCTTGAGCAAAGGTGCCTCTGAAGCACGAAGAGCATTGCCAGTCTGTAGGTTTGTACGCTCAAAGTAGTGCAGTGGAGTACCTGTAAGTGCAGCCATTGAATTGATGCTGTCATGAATTGGGTCCCAGAATGTTGCTGGGTCTGCTGGCTTGAATTCACCAACTGAAGAAACACCCTTCATGTACCATAGCTCTCCAGGACCAGACTTCATTGACTCAATGTTCTGGCGGTCTGAAGAATCCTCATCCCATTCAGAAAGCTGTGAATCATCCATCATCGCAAGAGCGTAACGCTGCGGAGCACCCTGATAATCAACTGTGTACATTGACGTAACGAACAACTTGTTGATAGCATTCTGGGTGTCGTAACCATCGTAGTGCTCTGGACGACCAAATGGACGATGAGTTCTGAAGTGGAACACTGGAATCTCATCAAATGGATTGTCAATGGTGTCCAGCAATGTCCACTGAAGACCCTCAGTCAAGAAAGAAGCCTGAGAAGAATAGCGACGAATGCTTTCACGAGTATAGACATCCATACGGGTTGTCTTGTCGTCTGGCATCCACACCTTCACTGCATACAACTTCTTGCGAGGATTCTCCGGGTCATAAACCATTACCATATTGGTTGGAGAGTTGTAACCAATCTCAATGTTTCCTGTCTCTGGGTCTGGCCATACAACTACATAGCAGTCACCAAAAACAAGAGCACGACGATGAATCTCCTGAGCCTCAAGTGAAAGCTCATTGTCTTCCATCACCTTCTTGATTGTAGTAGTGGCCTTATCTGACTTTGCTGAGATATCTGCAATCTCAAGACGGTCATTTACAGCATCTACAACCGGGCGGCAGAAGTTTAGTCGAGAGCTATCTCCGGTAACCTTGAAAGCCCTCTTCAACTTAGCAGAAGCAAAGGTCTCTGGAATGCGGCCCTCATAGTAATCAAGGGCGATGTCATAGTGTCTACGACGCTCCAGAATCTCCGCAACTGCTGACTTTGTATCAATTGCCATTATTTATTATACCTCCTGGTATTTGATTTGCAGAGCGGTTGGCTTTCCGCCCGGCCTCTTGAAATACAGAACTCCAGAAGTCATGGAGTCCAAAACGTCATCATGAGCAACATTCGGAAATGCTAGCATCTGCTCTTCCAAAGATGGGAAACGAGCCCTGTGGAAAACGACACCCTTCTGATAAATGTCGTATGCCCTCTGAGCACGCAATTCCTTCTTCTCCTTCTGACGAATAGTCCTATACCTTGCCTTAAGGTCCTTGAAGACCTGCCTCCAAAGGTCACCACCCTGGTTAACCTCAACAAAGACAACATCCACATTCCATTCTTCAATAAGATTGGCAAGGTGAGTGTTCAACTGCTCACTGTTCATCTTTACCTGTTCTGAATGGAGAATGTAGATTCTCTTATCCATACCCGCCGCAATTACACTAAGGCCGGTAAAGTCAGAACGCTTCTTCGTGGTAACAGCCGGGTCTACAGACAAGACAATGTGCTTATAGCCATCCTTGCATTCCCCATAGGAAATGTCTTCATCTGTCCAAAGGCCCTCTTCAGCAGAAACCGGCCGGTTCATCATGTTCTTGGCAAAGTCCCTGGTGTGTCTCATAGCATTGAGTTCATCCATTGTCCATCTCTCAGGCCAAAGGGAAGATTCATTGCCTTCCTCATCGGTCATGATTACTGGCCAGTAGTGAATGCGGAAGTTCTCATCAACAACCCAACGAAGCTCTGGGTCCAGAGAATCCCGGAAATCTGCCGGGTCGTCTTCATACTTGGATAGTTCATCTCCAACCTTACGCATCTGGTCAATCAGACTTCCAGGCATTGTAGTAGTTCCCACAATGGCTACGGGAGCCCAGGAATTTAGATAGAAGAGGTCAGAAACCAAGGTCTCACGGCGCTTCTTAATTTCGGTGGGGCCGTAATTTGACTCACCCTTCTCGATATCATCGAACAAGAGGAAGTCAGGACGCTTGGCACCTAGCTTCATTCCCAGAGCAGCAGAATCGGCTCCCTTAGCCATGAAGATAAAGTCATTGTTCATCTGAATAGCATTAGCATTGAAGAGAAGTGCACGATTGCCTTCTTCCTTCGGCTTGCAAAGGTCGGGATAGTCCTGACGAAGCAATTCGTTCTCTCGTAGCTCCTGCTTAAAGGTATAGAGGTGCTTTTCTGCCATTTCGGCGGAATCTCCGAATGCGGCAATGAAACCCTTATGACCATGAGCAGCAAGCCAAAGAGGAATGATGGTAAAAATCCAGGTGGACTTACCAGACTGACGAGGTGCAATAAAGGTGTCCCTCATCTCCTTTGGACGTAGCTGACCAACCGGCTTTGTCAGAGTCTTTGCATACTCAATTAGGTCAAGGTGAAATTCACACAAGGATACATCATAAAGAGACTGTCCCATGTCCTTCTCATAAAGGTGATGCTCTAGATAAACTACAGCAAACATGAGAGGGTCATTCTTGGTGATGAACTTGCGGAACTTGCTGTCCTTGAGCCATTCCGGCTGGAAATCCTTTCTCATTACGTCAATTAGTTTCATGATATTTAGTCTACCTCATTTCCTTGTAAAAGTCTAATCTGATTTCAGATACTGCAAATTTGTTTGTTACGTAACACTCACAATTTTGATTTTGTCAAGTTGGATTGCAGATTTGCGCTGATTTATTTTCGTTTACTTCTGCAACCACTTCATTAGCTAGCCTAACTAAATACACTGTTACAAACTCGTTACACAATTCATTCGTTAGCATAACTAATTAAGCCATTAGCTAGGCAAACTAACTATCCGAATTAGCCAGCATTCTCCTCTGACTTAGCCTTATCAATTCTCTCGGCATTCCTCATGAACTCTTCAATAGTAAGGTCAATCTCTGTCTTCTCAACAGTTCCCTTAATCTCATTAGCCTTACCCTTAAGTAGAAGCCAAGAGTTCATGTACTTAGATAGAGCTTCTGCCATCTTCTTCTTATCATCCGGCGCAATTTCACCCTTGTTAGATGACATATACTCAAACCAGTCCTGAATACCTTCTTGCAAGACATGAAGCATATCCTCTTCCTTATACAATAGGTCGAACTGCTTTGCTCTAGCCATTACTGGGTCAACATTAACATTAACCCCGCGATTCTTTGCCCAAGCCTGGGCTGTATCAAAACTCTTTGGATAGCCAAGTTCCTTAATGGCCTTTCCAATACCAATCTCCTGTGCAATAGCCAGGAATTCATCAATTTCCTTATCGGAATACTGCTGTGGCCTTCCCATATGCAAATACCTCCTAATTAAATTACGCTTGACGCGCGCTTGCTTCTGGGGTACTACGTATTTTCAAACTATTTCATCCGTAGTTTTATACACCTATTAGAACAACCAAGATGCCTCTAGCATGTCGTAGAGTGTCTTTAGCTGGTCTCTCAAATCTCCAGAGTCATTGGTTGAAGCAACTAGACTTGCCTGTGCCTTTAGCTGTACAAGCTCTTCCTGTTCCTTCTTCTTGTTTCTCTCTGTCTGAGCTGCCTGAATTAGCTGCTCAATATCGTTGTAAGAATATCCTTCAAGACGAAGAATCTCTTCATTCAAGTTGAAACTCAATCTCTTTCCTCCTTATCTATCCCTATGTACTATAGGGTAGTTGTGGTAGGGTGTACGTGGTCACTTCCTAGTACACCCCGCCGTTTTTATTCAAGCCACTCAGAATCTGAAAGAGCGGTCAAGAACTTCCTTAAGCTCAGTGATGGCCCAAGTTGTATCTTCATAGCTATCAGCAAGGAATACATTCCTGCACTTCACTACAATCTCTTGAACTTCCTTCTGAGTCTCCCTACGCTTCTGCTCATCTCTAAGCTCACGAAGCATATTCTCAAGTTCCTCTGTTGAATATGAGACATACTCTGCCTCTGTCCTTACATTACCCATTATACTTCCTTTCTGACAACCTCGTAGATTGTCTGTCCTGGTGTTACCTCAAGACTATCCAGTGTATCCTCAGTCAAAAGCATCTTGTAGGTCTTACCCCACATGGTGATTCTGAACTTATGGTAACCAAGCATTTCACTATAGCTATATGTTACCTTGTCTGGTTCTACTCTATCTGTTTCATTCATTATTATCTCTTTCTGACCCCGCCGGAATTCTGTCTAGATAAACCGGATTCCATTCGGGTAGGTCATCGACCTCTTCGTCAGTCTCCATCCTTATCATCAGACTTCTTGGAAACTCCGTAATAGTCTTCAAAGGTGACCTGGGTGATTCCACCAACAGTAAAATCTACCTCATCTGAAATCTGAACAACGCCAACAGCGTCTCTACTGTCCACAATGAATTGTGTACGACGATTATGAGAATCAGTTACGAATAGCTCAACCTGATAGTCAAGGATGTTAGTTCCATCTAGCCTTCGTGCTGCATTGATAAGGTCTGCTAGCACTACAAATACCTGTGATTCCATCTTGTTATCCTCCTAGGATTTCTTTAATAGTTTGTGGTGGGTCGATGTCTGTATTCAAACCCGCCCGATTTATTTCTCTCAATGCTTGATTCAAGTCTGTCCTCAGATTCTGATAAGCTTCGACAACAAGGTAATACTTGCCTCTCCATTCGTCAGCTTCTTCTTCAGCTTTATCAAGTTCTTCACGTGTTGCTTTGAGGTCCTCCCTTAGCTCTGTTCTCATTGCAAGAGCTGAATCATCCTTTGTCTTGGATTTATTTAGCCAGTGTTCAATGATTTTCAAGCCAGACCCGCCCAAAAGTGCTCCGATTAGAGCCAGCCACGCCTGGCTGATTTCTGGCAAGTCCCCTCCTAATGCTTTTCCTACTAGTTTCCCGAGTCATTCTAACAAATCTGCAATTGAATGCCCCCAGCCCAGAGAGGAAAGGTCTTGACCAGGGGCATCAACTGTAAATCCTAGAAAGACAGAAGAAATTGTTAGGACTGAGGGAGGGGAAATAGAGAAACCCTCCCTCATTGATTTAATACTAACACATTTCTTTCAAAAGTGCAAGTCACTTCATGTCAAGCTCGGATGTTAGCTGAATAGCGATGGCATTCAATGCGACAATGACCTCAATTGGGTCACGACCAGTAGCCATCAATGCACGGATTGTGCTTAGCAAGGACTTGTAAACAAACATGTCCTGGATATTCTTTTCTTCCAAATTAATCTCCTCCAAATAGTACCAGGGCTATATTCCAAGCCCTGGTAATTTAACTCAGTGTGTCACTTGGCCAGCTCTGCTGGCTGGAGACCGAACTTAACCTCAAGCTTGCGGTCTGCCTGATTCATCAGGGCTCTACGAACCTCGTAGATATCAGTTGGGCGAAGGCCCTTGGCAAGCCATAGTGTAAGAGTCTTTCTCATGTGCGTGTCCTCTTTCTGTTCCACATAGTGTTTAGTTTGATTGTGCATTCCTTGCACTTGGCTCTATAGGATTTACCATTGCTTGTCCTATAGAAGTTTCTGTATGTCTTGTATTCTGAACATTCAGTACAAACCCGGCCGGATTCGTCAGAGAATTCAATTACTCGCCTTCTGATTTCACTGAATGGTCTACCATCAAGTCTTTGTACATAGTGTGCCTGGCAAAGTCCTCTTGCCTTAGCCTTTCGGTCGCAAGAAGAGACGTAACAATCTAGGTCTTCCTTCACCAGGCTCACTTTCTTCCTGGAAGCTCGTAGTTGATTCAGATAATGTCTAAAGCATAGACCTTTCGAATAATACTTACCTCCGCATTCCTTACAGAATCTCTCAGTCCTCATGTTACTCCTTAGAGATTTGGTACCTCTCCACTGCATCATGCTTTACGCAAGACATGCATCGTGGAGACTTACCATTAATTCCTACGCTGTGGTCATAGAATTCGTCCCAAGGCTTGAAATTATTGCATCCTGTGCAAACCCGGCCCGAATCCGTCACGCCCTTCTTGTACTTCCTTAGCGGCTTTAGCTCCTTGCCCTTAGCAAGCTGAGCATAGTGTCCTCGGCAGTAACCTCTGACTGCCTGATTGTTCTCGCAGCCGTTGAAAGCGCACTTATTCATATTCATTCCTTTCACCATTCATCGTCGTGTGAGTTTGTTACTGCCATTGCGTTCTTTGGCTGGTAGGCGTAATCTCTTGCCCATGCAGCTCTCATCTCGTCATCCTCGGCTCTATCAGCCCTGAACTCAGGGTCAAGGTAGAGTCTGACAGCCTCCTCTACATTATCTGAGTTGTTCAGGATATTCATGATGTTATCTGGCACCCCGCCATTTCCTGAAGGCTTCTCAATTTCAAGCACTACCTTTGCAGGCTCATCAAATGGGTCGTAGTTCAACCAGTAGTCATCATCGTGCTCATCTTCGGACGCGGCGGGCGCGTCCTTTTCAACATCATCGCCGGGCGTTACTTCAACTACAGGCAAAGAAGGAACGGCATCATTAACTTCAAGCAAAGGAGAAGCATCATCAATTACTACCAAAGAGATATCATCATCTTCCTTTGCTAGAGAATCATCTACAAAATCCTGCGCCGCAGGCGCGTTAGTAGATGAAAGAGTAGAAGAAGAAGTAGATGGTTCCACCTCAGATGGAGTATTCGGAATCTCAGATGGAGTATTCGGAATCTCAGATGGAGTATCGCTCTGTAGCTCATCCGTCACAGTCTGTTCCTCCATCTCAGGTGGAGTATTAGACTCATCATCTTCTGAATACTCCATTTCAGATGGAGTATTGTCTAGCTCTTCCCTCATCTTGCTTGGGCGGGTATCATGTAGAGATACTTCAAGAGTCACAGGTACAAACCAAAGGTCCAACATGCGGCCTCTCTTCTTGCTGATGAAATACTTCATGACCTCTGGGTGCTTGTTTAGCCACTTTGATACTGTCTTGAAGTTGATTTGTGCGTAGTGGGCCAAGTTTTCCTGGCTGTTCTTCACCTTGCCTGTCTTGTTGTCTGCGCTCATAACACAGGTAACAAGGAAATACTTCTGTGAAGCTGTTAGCTCCGGGTCATTCTTGATGGTACGTAGTGTCTCCATCATGTCGTACTTGTTATTCATTATATGATTTCCTCAAATCTATTTAGTAATGAAGAAGGCCCTAACCGACTGTATCGGTTAGGGCCTTGGTTAGAATCTGAGGAAATTCTGTAAGTTGTTCCTCTAGTATACCACGGGTGGACCTACCGACGACAGTCCTTCTTGCCGTCTTTCTAATTCTATCTTACACCCTCTTTGTAAAAGTGTCAACTCAGATGGAGTAAATCCCCCGGAAATTCAAGAAGAAAATCCGGGGGATTTACATTCCATTGAGAGGACACGCAATGGAAGTCTTATAGGATGAAGTAGCGACCATATCTAAGGACGTATCTAACGGCTGCTCTACGTTCAACAGCTCCAGCAGCAGCTCTTCTTTCTGCTGCACTTGCGCCTCTTCTTTCAGCACTGGACAGTCCTCTGGATTCTCCTTCGGTTGCCCTGCCTCTTCGGCCATTTCGGTCGTAGCCCATTCTTGAGTTACCACCAAATCTACCACGATAGTAGCTTTCTCCGCCACCGAGGGAGATACGGCCACCACCCATTGCCTCACCAAGTCCGGCGTCTAGAGCCTGACCGAATCCCTTAACGCTCTCTCTTGAGAATCTTAGTCCTCTGTAGTTCCTTGAGCGAGAAGAAAATCCTCTGCTCTGACTCATTGTGCTAAGAAACTTGTCGATATAATCAAGAATGTTAAGGACGGCATCTTCGCTATGACCATAATCATCGCCAAAGAGAGAGTATCCCAATGAGATATTGAAGGCATACCCGATGGATAGCTGACCCGTAATTGCAGTAATCGCGGCGGCGGACAAAGACATAGAGCTAGCCTTTGCACCCCACCTATTCAGATACTCCTCATAAGAGTCAGCTACACCAATCTCGCCATAAGCCCCGAACCATTCGGACCTAAAGCTGTCAAAGATAGCCTTCTGTCCATTATTGGTGCAGGAACCATACTGAGTTTCCCAGGTCTTCTGAGCAAGCATTCGCTTATTCTGGGCATTGATGTTAAGCATCTGAATAATGCCCTGACGTTCCCTTTCTGCTGCTCTTGCTAGGGAATTCTGAAGGTCTGTGAACTTTCCTGGTCCATTACCAGTGTTGCCGATTCCGGCTTCTCCTGGTCCTAGTGGCTTACCGGCCATTATTCCACCTTTGTTCCCCAGTATCGGAGTCCCATGCGGTATCCGAACTGATTAAGAAGTGGTTCTCTCATCGTGATTTGATACTCCTCACCATAATCTGAGCCGGGTGTAGGAATAATCAGCTCACCATCCCTGTCCTTGACATTACGGAAGCGTCCATTTAGCTGTAGTGACTCTGAGGAAGGGACATGCAAGAATACACGTCCCGTTCCGTCATTGACCACCTTTGCTCGAATGGTTCTATCGTAAGTCCAGACAAGAACTGGGTTATTGATAGTGCCTGTATCAGTCCACGAGTAGTAATCTACTGTGAAAGGATACGTCTGCAAGGTGTTATACTTCATTAGGCTGTCTCCCAAGTCCTAAACTTAGGAGTTCCGTACATAGGACCAATCTTGATAGAACGGCTCTTTCTCCAAGAAAGGTTTCTCATTGAGAATACGGCAAGCGGTGCAAGGTAAGGAGAAGCCATACCAACATCAAGAACGGTACCGCCATCAGTCTGAGCAATAGATGTTACAGCCACCTGCTCAAATACGGTCTCGTAATTGACTGACATGTAAGCTGCCTGAAATGCTACAGCCTTGGCAAGAAGCGCTCTGTCGTTTGGAACAGATACTTCAGCCTCAACCCGGCCGCAAAACGTCTCAATGATATTCTGGGCCATGTAAAGCTGCTCTGTGGTTACATCATAACCAGTAAGAGTCTTTACGTTTTCAACAGTTGTAAACAATTTAGTTCACCTCTCCCAACTCACGAACCTTGATAGGCCATGATGTTGTGTAATCCTTTGAATTCTCATCTGAGAGAACCAACTGCAACAGGTAATCACCAGGAGTCTCGAATAGACTGCGGCCTGTGGGCCAGACGAAGACAAACTGTCCACGACTGACCCCACCAGCCTGCAAATCGGAGCCCTGGATATCGACTTCTTCGTTGTTATCGTCAAGAATACGAACTCTGAAGCTGTCATAAGCAGTTAGGTCAAGCTCTCGTCCGAAAGAATCCCTTACTTCAATAGCGAGTGGGCGCTTTGGAATTTGCCCAACCCAATACTGACTCATATCCATTATGCATCCTCCTTAACATATACGATTGCATCAGTGTAGTGTAGATAGAGAACAATCTGGTCTCCACCAGCATGAACCATATCGAATGTGAATGGCATTGTTGCCACCGCAGCCATTGGTTCAACACTAATTGTTCTACCAATTCCTGGCATTACACCAAGAGCCGTCATTGGGAATGCACGAACTGTCACATTTGGTCCACGTGCTTCTGTATTTGGAAGCATGGTCGCCTGTGCAAGCATAGGCTCTACATGAACTGCATTAGACTTTTCGGCAGTCACCGTAGGCATTGGCATTGCTGCATTTGCCTTCATCTGGTCTGGTCGAACAATCTTGTCACCCGGCTCAACTTCACCACGAATGCTCATCCAATTAAATGCGCGGTAAATCATGGTGTACTGAGGCAAGAAGGTGACTTGGTACTTCTCGGATTCGTTAACTGATACAATAACTCCTCCGCCTGTTGATGGGTTCTCCACTTCGGTGTTCTCATCAATAGGAATTTGACCGGCTCCACCTGTAGGACCCTGAACCGTTCCAGTCTGAGCAGTAGCCGAAACTCGGAAGCTGGTATAATCCCAAGCTCTCTTTGTCGCGTCTTCTCTGTCCAGAGGATTAGTAATCTGGTCATTAGGTGGGACAATCTGCTTACGCAAGGCACCAAAGTTTCCATCGACGCCTTCCATAAAGTTGACATAAATCTTACCGTTAGCCTGACGACCCTTTAGGGTATCGCCCGGATTTACGATAATTGATGTTGCGTAATCAGCAAATGGATTGGCAACCTCTGATGTACCAATGTACTGAGTGTCATTCTCTCTTGTGACAACTGTACCAGCCTTAACATTCTCAGGCGGAATAGCTACAACAGAGCGACGCTGGTTGTGAACTCCAAGCCAAGATGAGGAACTGGCAATTGCCCAGAAATCCTGTGGGTAGTACATCTCATCACCAATCTGTAGACCAGAAGGCAACTCCTTGTACTTCCATCCTTCAAAAGGAATCTTGTAAGGGTCACGAGGACGACCGTAGAAGTAATCTTCAATGGTGTATCCTCCAAGTGTGGTAAGGTCATCCTCAAGGGCGACGATACGGTACTTGTTTGCAGCGTGAGTGTCGTAGTAGAACTTAGGGTCAGCGTATTCTCCAACACCAGTGTTCCACGGATTAATCTGTGGCCCTCTTGCGTCATAGAGCCCAGATGCGTTACCCTGAGCATCGGAAGCAAATGTTTCACGAAGCATTGAGTGAACTGTCCATCTGTCGATAACACCAAGCTGTACTGCAAGGTCAGGCTGCGGTGCCCAAATTGAGAAGCCATACAAGTCCTGTGCTCGACGCACAGAGTCTACCATGTTTTCCCAGTTCTTTGCACTTGCCTCAACTCCACCAACATCGTTGGCCTTCTGAGGCGGTAGGTTCAAGAAGAACACCATATCATACTCAGACACATCAATGTCTGTGGTAAGGTCGATGTACCTCTGCTCACCTGTTACATAATCGTAATACGCTCCACTTAGGTAGTCATTGTCTACACTAGCTGTCTCATTTCTCTGGATGCTTCGTGGGAATACCTTGAAGCCGCCCAAATCAAATGGAGCAGACAGTCTGTAATGGCTTAGAAGTGGACCAACAGCCGCATAAGTGTCGGATGTCCTGATTCCAGTCCAGTTGTACGTATCCCAATAGTTAGGCAAGTTAAGGTTCTCATCGGTGTCTGTGCTCCAGAACAGAGCAAGAGCACGCTTCTGGTTACCCTTACCAATGGCATTAGGCATTTCTGCCGTAGCCTTCATTGGCTCTACGTAGATTGGATTGTATCCAAAGGCGTAGTAGTAGTTACGAATGGCTTCAGTTTCATTGAGAACAGCACCCGGACGGAATACGAATTCCATAATGTCACCCTCGAATGGGATGGTGTTTGCCCGCTCTCCCTGAGTTACTGGAAGTCCTTGTGCTCTTGAACCAACACCCGCAAGACCATCTGGGATGGCAACGAATACCTGATTCTCAAGCAAGTAACGCTTAAGTTCTACCTTGCCGTCTACATAAACAGCAAGCTGTCCTGCATAATCAAGAGCTGCGTTACCGAATCTGTAGAATGTAACAACTACGTGGTGCCACTGACCATCATTTAGAGTAGTCAGACCAGTGTACTGTCCCTTGTTGGATGGGAAAATGTCAATCTTACCGTCTGTAAGACCAATCATTGTTCCTCTGAGATACCCGCCAAAGTTATTGAAGTTGAAGTCAATACCCTGAACGATTGTCTCAGTAGCCTTTGTGGTTCTGAATACGAATTCATAAGTTCCCTGAGCGGTCAATGCGTCATTGTCTGGGAAGACAACTCCATCATTTACACCATCAAAGTGAACAACTCTTCGCCCTTCAAGACCACTTACTCCAAGAGTGGGGCCACCAACATATGTTCCGTTTCCGCCACCACGCTCATTTAGAGCAGTCGTACCAGAAACTTCATCCATTCTGTACCAAAGAGCGTCTGTCTCAGTTACCTGAGAATTCAGTCTTAGGTAGTAAGGGTCTGAATCATTACCCTGAGCCTCTACAGGTGGGATAATTGACGCAGCCCCGACCATAACATTGACGTTAACCCTTGCATTTAGCTCACCAGAGACCGAAACATTAGGCATAGAAGCGCTAGCTGTCGCAACCGCTACCGAATTTGTCACGTTAACCTGGAAATATCCACCAGGCATAGACGCAGCAGCATTCATAACGCCCACAGAAATTGATACATCAGGGTTCTGCTCGGTAGCTACAGATGGCATAACCGCAAGAGCAGATGCCGTCAGTGGAGATACAGAGTTTGTTGAACCAGTTCCAGCAACAACAGAAGCAACAGGCATAGAAGCTGAAGCTGTCATTGCCGCCACACTCTGTGTGGTTGCACCAGATGCATAGTAAACAATCTCAGCGTCTGGTCTGTATGGCTGAGTATCCGTAAGACCAGAAATCTGAATCTGGTTAGAAGGCGTTGTCACATTAGAAGGAACAAGGACGAATCCATAAGCAGTACCAGCTCTAATCATCTGCATTGCGGCAGATACATCAATTAGCTTAATACCACCTGTTGAATAAGAGTAAGTTCCAATCTGAGAACCCTTTGTAGGCTTTGAGTTGTGCGTAACTGTGCTTGTGTTGAAGCTAGAAGTTACAGGATAAATAGCTCCTGTAGCAGGTGGTGTAGCTCCAAACCCAATGATGTTTACCTGTAGATATCCATTACCAACAACAGCATCAGATGGAAGGCTTGATAGGTCAACCTGGAAATAGAATTCCTGAGCTGTTCCGTGAGTACCAAAGTCATAAGTTAGATATGAACCACCCAAAGGAGTGGTTGGTGAATCACTAGCTGTAATTCCAACAGTTACAGGCAGCTCTACATTCTTTGTAGCCGCATACCCCGGCCCAAATGTAGCACTTGCCGTCATTGGAGCAACAGATACACCAATATTCACGGGAACAATTACATTAGGCATTGACCCTGATGCTGTCATTGCTGGAACAGAGTAGTTTACCTGCTTCTGTGCTGAGACAGTAGGCATTGGCAAGCTAGCACTTGCAGTCATAGCAGGTGGACTGTATGATGCTGGAGTTCCAGTTGGATTAGCATTGTAGTGAGTCGTTACCTGAGTGCTTGTAAGAGCACCATCATAGATAGCAAACTCATCAATCTGACCGTTAAAAGCACCAGAACCAGAAGCACCAGCATACAAAGAAGCGGTAATTCCGTAGGTTCCTGCTGTAGCGCTTGTGTTCTGAGTAGAAACACCATCAACGTAAATCGTGATTGTTGAGCTATTTACTGTACCAACAAGGTGGTGCCAGTTACCATCGTTAAGGAGATTGGTACTTCCTGAAGCAGTAACAGTGAATGTACCGTTGTTGTTAGAAATAGAGAATGTAGCTCTATTGCTTGAATTTACTCCAAGAGTGAATCCACGAGAGCCGGGGTTATAGCTGGCAATCGTCTTTGTAACTCCACCCGTGGTTGTCTTTACCCAAGCCTCCACAGAATAGATATTGTCAGACATAAAGCTGGCACTCTGGCTGAAGGAGAAGTAAGCGTTTGCTCCACCATCCAAGGCAATAGCATTAGAGCCATCAATACCATTAATCTGTCCCTTGGTTACACCAGAGCCAATTGCTGAGGATGTACCACCAAGAGAACCAGAGTTAGCGAAGGTTGTGCCGCTGGTTTCATTTAGCTGGAAATAAACCAGAGGGCTGTCGGCAAGGATTGTCGTGTTATATGCCATAAGAAAAGCCGCGCATTTCAAATACCATTAGGCATCAGAAAGCAACGGCTTCACCTCCGTTAATTGAATTGAATACACCAGCAGGAACAGAACTTAGAGAAGTTCTGCCCTGACGAAGGCAACGCAAGATTGAGGTAGCCACAACCTGAGTTGTGAAGACTACCTCTGCAAAAAACCCGTTGGCAATTCGTAGAGATGGCATTGGCATCTCAAGAGAGACCGTTACCTGAATTGCAGCTACCTCAATCATTGCGTTCATAATTATCGTTTTATCCGTATATTTTCTAGAATCACGCAGCGGTTACACGGATGATACCGGTTGCGTCCCAAGTAAGGGTGAAGTTACCACTTGTGCTTGACTGGTCGGAACCGAAGTCAACGTATCCAAGAAGAACCTTGGAAGCGTCTGAAGCACCAGCGTCATCATAGATAACTGCGTAACGAGCGGTAATCGTTGAAGAAGCCCAAACAGTGTCGGCAGCGTCAAGAATTACGGTGTTCGTAGCAGAATCGTAGGTGACTGTCTTTGAGGTTAGAGCCTGACCACCAGCGGTGTAACCAGTTCCAGTGACCTCATTGGTAACATCACTCTTGTAAACGTGGGTATCCTGATTAGGTGTGTAAGAAGAAGTCGTCAGCATTACCTTAACAGTATCACTGTCGAAGTCAACTTCCTTGTTGAAAGCCTTAGCCATCAACTGACCATACAACTTTGCAGGCATTTATTTACTTCCTTTCATTTACGTTAGAGTATTTTAGTATTACGAGGAAGGGGATTTTACTCCCCATCCAAGGTAGGTCATGGAGCAGCGGTCTTCTCAATAACCTGGAAAGCCTCAGCGGTTGCTGCGACAAATCCACGACGAGCACGCATCTTCAGCTCAACCTCATCAGTTGCCCAACGTGGCTGGTCTGAAACCTGTGACTCAGGACCATCAAGAACACCAACGATTAGGTGCTCACGGTAACCAGCAACAAGAAGTGGGTTACCAGTTGGACGGTCAGTTGCAGTTGCAGAGGTGCGAGCACCCTTAGAGAATACAAGCTGGTGTCCAAAGATTGTTGGAACAGCCGCACCAAGAACCTCATTAACAGCAACCACACGGTCTCCAGCGGAGTCCTTAAGGTTACGTAGGTTCATCGCAAAGGATGGGTGAGCGATTACAACAAGCTCTCCTGAATAGTTTCCGGCCTCAAGCTCACCAAAGGTGGCTACAAGGTCCTCATAAGAAAGGTCTCCAGCAGTAGCAGTAACGCGAGAGTTCTGAGAAGCAAGGCGGTAAACAGACTCGTAAGGGACTGTGCCACCATTCTTCGCAGCAGTTACACCAAGAGAAGCGTTGTCAAACTTACGTGAGAATGCAGAAATCCAAGCGGCCTTCTTGGCATTCAGTACGTCAACAACAGCGTCACGCTGGTCCTCAATTGAAATAGCGAAGCGATTTGCGAACTTGACAGCACGCATGTCAACCTCTCCGAGCGTTGCAGTCTGTACCGGAATGGTAGCAGCCTCAGCAACAATGTCAGCACCCTCAGATTCAAAGCGTGGGATTGTGACAGTAGGGGCGGTCATACGAATCTTACGACCAACAGCCTCAACGGCTGAAGAGTCAGAAGCCTTCGTAAGAACCTCATTTGAACTAGGCTCTGGAATCCATCCATTTGCCTCAGTTAGGTCCGTAGTATCAACGGCCATGATGTTTTGCTCCTTTCATAAAGCAATTTTGATTAGTAGTTTAGTTAAAAGTTGTGATTGGCATTTGCCTAAATCGTCCGAGATAGGTAATGCGAACCACAGCTTCAATCGTCCGAAAGGAGTAGTGGTTCTTTCATTACCTATCTTAGCACATTTCTTTCAAAAACGGAAATACACCTTAGTGAATTCCGAAAAGACGGTCAACCTGAAGCTGAGTTCCGTCCTTCTTCTCTTCTGCCTTCTTCTTTTCATGAACGGCAAGAGGAGAAACCTGTCGCTTCACATTGAACAGCTCAGGAAGCTTAGCCTTGAGCGTCTTCAATGCTTCATCTAGACCAATAAGGTTGTCCTTATCATCAATATCTACACCATCAAGGGATAGGAATTCCATGACTCGGTTTGGGTCCTTGATTCCCTGTTCCTTTAGAGCCGCGCGAACTTCAGTCTTAATTGCACGAGTCTTCCAGCGGGCAATGCCCTCTTCACCCTCAAGCTCAGCAACACGAGCCTCTAGGGCTTCCTTGGCTTCACGATGTGTCTTTGCTTCAGCAGTTACACGGCGGTAGTTACGCAAAAGGCCCTGTGGGTCCTTTACTTC